ACTTGCCGGAGTTACGATTGCGCCTTTGCGAATTAGCGAACTTCCAAGCATTGTTGTCTCCAAAGAGAATTAAAAAAAAAGAAACTATTTGATCCCAAAACAACAAACTACAGTATTAAGTTACCACTGTTACCAGACTAAGGATTGGAACTCCCGTGAGGGGCATTAAACCAATCTTCCCAATCTGCGTTTGGATCACCACTGCGAATCTTTTGAGTATTTGTCGGTTGGGCATTAGCTGCGTCCGCTTCTTTCTTGGAAAGCCGCTTACCCATTTCTTCAAAGTAAGAGTTAACAGCTTTCTCAATTTGAGCCGGAGTAGCTTTGGGATGTTTTGCTTGGAATTGGCTACGAACTCCCTCAACGATGGGAGCAAATGCGGGATCAGCCATAATGGGATTCGAGCTACTAAGATTATTCTCAACCATTATGTTCTTAACATAGTCGGGAATCCCACTATCGAATCTTGTTTTAGCACTTTTCAGCCCACTTTCTACTAACTTGTGGGAAGCTGTAAAAGCAGATTCCATAACTGTTCTGGCGACACCGTTGATAATTTCTCCAACGGCTTTAGCAGCACCTTCACCGCCAGCAGCTATAGCTTGGGAATGTTCTGGGGAAATTACTTTTGAAAAGTCCATCCTGCCAATATGTTCTTTTAATTTAGCAGGATCAAGAGCTGGTAAAAATGTATCTGGTTGGTTTTGAGTCTGCTTGTTGGGATCAGCAGGTTCATTTTGCCAGAGTTTACCAAAGTCCATCAGCGGGTCATTCCCCGCGCCACCAGTGGTAGTATCATTTCCACTACCGCCAGGTTGAGAATCTTGTGGGTTTGTACCGCTCCCAGACCTGTTATTTGGGTCATTGTTGGGAGGTTGCGCACCATTATTAGGTGGCGTTCCTTGCGGAGTTCCTTGCGACAGCATAGTAGTAGAAGCAGGGCCAAACGGATTTTGGAGTAGCATGGCTTAGTTTCCTTCAGGTGGTTGGTTAACAAGTTGTGACGCACGCTCAGCAGCATTGGAGATATCAGCGGCGTTAATAACACCTGCTGCATCTTCAATATTCTTTAAGTGCTCAAGAGCTTGCTTATGTCCTTCAAAAAGCTCTTGGATGAAATTCAACTTCCCTTCAATTTCCGCAATTTCCAGGATATATTCTCTATCCAAATTAGTAGTTGGAGGAATAAGTTTTGAATTCTTTTCCTTCATCAACTCTGCGTAACGAGTCGATAAGTACTGAATTTGCAAGGGCGAAAGAGTCCTTGCTTGGATAAGCTCTTGTGGAGAGAATATAAACTCCTGAAAAATACTATCAAGTCGCAGTTGTGCCACTTTGTGCTCCTTGTACTTGCGGCTGTTGGGAAGGTGGTTTGGGCATTGTCTTATTCATATGATCCATCATTTGTTGCATTTGCTCAGGAGTCATATTAGTTTTCATCATCATTGCCATTGTATTCTGCCACGCACTAAGAGCTTGTTCGTACTGCATTGTGGCAGGATCTTTACGGAACTGATTGAGATCCTTGGCTCCACGGAGTTTCATTAAGTGCGCAAATAACTCCCCAGCTTTGTACTCCTGAGCGATTGCTGGCACAGCCCCCATAGTTTGAAAAGCTTGTGTCAAGTCATCTGCGCTGACAAGTTTCTCAATTGGTAATAGTCCATCACCAATTTGGAATTCGAGCGCAGCTTGTCTGAGCTTAACAGGATCAATTTCAACTTCTTGCTTGAGATACCTGTTGTATCTTACTCCTTGTGGAGTGAATTGGAGATAGTTGTTTTTCATTATTGTTTTAATCGGGTGCATTCCAAAAGTTTCCCACATAATGGCTTTAGTTCTTTCTCTTGCACCAGCATTAGCCATTACTGTTTGGAACTCACTTTCAAGTTTATTGCCTTTTTGGAATTGCCCAACACTTACTCTGTTCTGCCCGTTAGCTCTCATTCCCCATTCAGCAATTCCTGTTGCTTCTTGAATGAAATATTGAGCATTATCGTCATTGAAAGGAATTGGGTAGATTGCTTCCTCAAGCTTTCTACCATAAGCAGTCGGACGAATTGGAATCTTCGCAGCAGGATTCGGAGAGTTAATATGATCAGGATCAACTAACAGAGGGTTGTAAAGCATCCTGTCTGATATTCTTCTGCGCGCGGAAGAAAGTTTCGCGTTCCAGAGAGCAGAAACCATTTCCTGGAAAGGTTGTTGGTTCTCTGCGCTTGATTTGGTTTGATGATCCAGATTATCTACCCAAGGTTGTACTATAATAATGGGTAAATACTCGTGAGCATTAGGCAGAGGCTCAGCAAATACAAGCACATTGTTAACAAGAACAAGCTTCCAAACATCAGGAGTTTGATCACGTGGAGCGCGAATACCAAACTCATATGGCATAATACGTGCATAGAGTTTGGTAACTGTGTACATATTGCTGTATTTAATATGTTCTTGAGCATCGCCGAATGCCCACCTTATCCAATTAAAACTGCCGTCAGAATACTTATGCCCGCGCGCAACCACGTCCTTGTTAATTTGAGGAATGTAGTACTCGATTTCATTGATATTACTTTCGAGTGCTGCTTTATCATTCTTCAAGCGCGTGGGGCCGAGATTAGCAAGCATTCTCTTTACTTGTATTCTTGTCATTTGCTCCACATAGCCAGCAAATTCACCTTCTTCGTGGAGTTTGTAAAGAGGTACGCGTGCATCATAGATAGTATTATAAGGATCTAGAGATTTAATGCAATTACCTTCCCACAATACTTCTTCAAGTGCAGTGCCACGATTTCCTGTTCCATTCCCAACTTTGTACCTTACTTCTTTTTTCCAGTCAATTTCCATTGGTGCGAAGTTATATTTCTCTCCATTACGGAAAGCAATATTAAATTGACCAATCCAGCCATACTGAATTTGATCTTCACCAATGAGAGTATTCCACTGTAGAGCTAAGTCCTCACTCTTGGGGCCAGCTCCAAAGTTAAACATCGGGTATTCAGTAAGGAAAACTTGAGAAAGGAAAGCAACGGAGTTTTCCACACTTTCAAGTACCATCGGCACTTGGATATTCTGAAGTTTGTAAACATTTCCTGATGCAACTGCTTGCCTTGCTTTATCACCTTCTTTAGTGTTATCTGCTTCCCGCTGGTAGGAACGATCCACAGATTCGAAGCGCGAGCGCAAGTTCCAGCCTTCGTCTCGAAGTAAAGCTGCGCTTTTAACGTAATCAACCAGATGTTTCTGGGATTCATCACCAATTGAAATAAGTGGACGTCCCTGTTCGGCCATTTCTTTCTCCTGTTATCTCTAAAACGGACAGTTTTCTTCCTCTGTAAGTACTTTAGCTTGCGTGGCAATAAGTACTTCAGGCTCATATGGCATCAACATTAACTCGCCATATTGCTCAATTACTTTCTTGGCGAATGTAAGCAAATCAAGTACAGTATCTTGGTTATTCTTTTTAAGTGGGTCAAATTTAATGATTTCATTCACAAGTAATGGCTTTACTTTATTCTTTACATAAATTTCTCTTTTCATTAATTCTTTGAGTCCATCCTGAATCTTTGAATTCTTTGACCCCCCACCAACTTTCAATGGCATAAAGTGGAAACCACTTATTCCATTATCTTCTGCTATCTTATTAAACCAGAATAGCAGAGAAGCTTGGTACGCAATACTCTCAACACAAATTAATCGAGTACTTGTTTGCAACCCTAGAATAATTGCTTCCTTTATTAGTTCCAGAGGAGTAAAGCGTTTAAGTATAACTGTTTCGAGGGTGGGTTTACCATCAAATAGCCCGACAAGACCAATGCCGTTGTAGTCACTAGTAGGATTATCGAGAGAAGGATCAATAACAATAGCTCTTCCCTGCGGCAACTCATCTTCGTCATGAGGGAATTGAGGTATTTTCGTAATATCAATCCCACTTTTGAGCCCCGCATTCTCATCGTTTAGTTTCTCCGCTAGGAATATTTCAGCATGTCCTGCTCGTAGGTCACTTAGGTATTCCTCTAAAAGTTGTTCAATTGGATGGAGCTCTTCCCACAAAGAAGTACCATCCTCAAGTATTGCACCAACAATAAAACTTGTCCAATCTGGATTATTCTTTAGTTTCTTTAGTATTGAGCCTACAGTTGGGTACATATTGGCGACGAATATGTACAAACAACCGAATGGGGAACTCGCTTTCATGAAATCCCCAAGCATTTTTACGTAGGCAGCTTCACTTATTAGTTCACTTTCACTTTCTTTCTTGTCTTGGTAATCTTCAAAGATCATTACATCTGGGCGCGCGTGCTCAATATTCAAGCCACGAATAGTACCTTTCGCACCAATAGCACCAAGAGCTATTTTTCTTCCCCGAAAAGAGAATATCTTACAATCAACTCTATCTCTTTCCAGATTAACTGACCAATCCCCAAATAATGCTTTGATATTTGGGTGTGAAAGCATAGAACATGCATCTTTTATTATATTCTGTGCATGATCTTCAATGTAGGAAACAATTATTATACATTTTTTAGTAGTAAATAGGACGCAGTACACAATCCATATTTTCATTAGTGTTGTTTTAGCGAATCCACGAGGTATTCCAATTGCAAGTTTAGGAAAAGCACGTACTTTATGTACATTTTCTTTTAGAAATGCCCATATTGCGACGAACATTGGCGGAAATAAGTAAACCATAACGTCCGCCAAGCACAAAGCACTAAGAAAGTTTAGGTCTTTTTCTCCTAACTCTCGTGCTTCAGCAGGATTTACGTCAACTAGTTGGGGAAGTTCGTTTAGATTCATCTCTGTTTCTTTTTATCTTGTACTTCTTGCTCTATCTTCTTCTTCATAAATTGCATAGCTTCATAGTGAGACATTGCCAAGGTCAGCAAGCCTCTAGCTTTTTGTGTTTCTTTTGCCCGCAATTTTCTTTGCACTTCTAACATTTCTTCATCTACGGGTTTACAAGTTGTTCCATTTATCTTCTTTTCCATTCCCATTTGGTTTTTGAAGCTTCTTTGGCTCCGCAGGTAAGGGAGTTGGTGAAGCATCAATAGTTTGGCCGCGGTTTTGGACAAGTGCTTCAATAGATCTAGAGTTTAGAGTTACTAGATTTCTATCTTCCACTTGGACTACTTCGTTGTTTGGGTTAGTAACAAAATTTTGAATCACAACGACTGGAAGTGCAAGCTTAACGGGGCCAGCACTTTCCTTATTCTGATCTGTAGTTGGCACAGAAGCATCAGTTTTTTTCTTGCTCTCATTAACAAACTTAAGAGTCCTGAGAATCTTGTCCGGTTCATGCATGAAGGGAACAAGCTCTTTGAGTTTATTTGAGAGAGAAAGTTCTATGTCATGATAGTTTTCATCAATCTTGATTGCTCTTTCATGATCTTTCTTTATGTGTTCTGCAATTTGCGCTTGGAAATCTGGTTCCGCGCATAATTGACTAACGTAAGAGTCATTCACACCGACAGCTTTAGCTGCCTGAGTCTGGGTAATACCAGAACACAGAAGTTTCAGGATACGCGCGGCAGCCCCTGTGTACTGTTTTCTTTCCGCTACAACTACTGGAACTTGCGTGGCCATGTTTCCTTTTGGGAAAAGACTTTTGGGATAGTAGTTATTTTAGAGAAATCCGTACTTTCCTTGTAGAGGGAATGCCCCCGCATCTTGTTAGTTACATGTTTTCGTAAGTAAGAAAGTGGAAAGAATGGAAAAATATTAGAAAAATTTTCCAGGAACTAAGGAAATGGGATTCGACGGAACGTAAAAGGTCTCATGGGTACCCCTACTAATTGTGTTGCGTGCAGTTGTGAGCGCAGCGAACTGTTGAGCGAGTGGTGTTAGCGAGTGAGTTTACGAACGAGCACGAGCGAACACTGCTATGCTTTTGCTTGTGAGCGTAGCAGTTACATAGCGACGAACGCAGTGAGGAGCCACAATTAAGGCATAAGTACAACATAATTGAGTCTACGAAGCATTGCATACCACAGGCATTGAGCGAAGCGAGGCGCGCGGAGTGAGTACTTACTAACTTACTAAGCAAATAAAAACGACTACCGGAACCAAACTAAATTGTCTAGCTCCGGTAGTCGCGTAAACTTAACTTACAGATCACCGTCATTTAGTGCAGGCGGGTTAAGTATGGCTTTCAGTTTCTTGGCAAGCGCCTTAGCAATATCATCGCTAAGTTCTGTCTTGTCGAGGAACTGGGAAAGCCGCTCCGCAGTTTCCTTGCCAATATTCGGGACTGCTGCGGCAAGCTTACCGTATTGCTCTTTGTAAGCGTTGATTGTTGAGGCTACTTGTTTCGCCGTATTCTCGGCGTTCATTTCCTTAGCTTTAGCAATCTCTTTGCCGCGTTCCGTCAACATTGGCAACATCGCCACGCTAACCCAAGCTTCTATTGCTTCCTTGGTCAAGCGGCTGGATACGCGGGTTGCTGTCAGCGCGTCAAGGCAAGAATCCACGCTAACATCTGCCCATTTGATTTCTTTCGCGTTCTCGTCAATCTTCTGGCGGATAATAACGTCTTGCTGATCTTCCAGCACGCCGATAAGAACTTGCCGCGCCTTATCACAAAGCATGTATTCTTCCGGCAAAGTAACTTGCGGGAGAATAACCATTTGGGCCGGCTTGACCGCAACATTGGGTTTACCGAGATCGCGGTAACGAATAACTGCGACGCGATACTCCGGGCCGGCAGTAACCTTTGCGTCATGCTTCCGCACAAAGGAAACTTGCCGTTCGCTGTCCAAGTGACTGAACATAGGATGCTGCATTCCCGTGTTCGGCACATTGGGAACTTGGGGTTGTTGTTGCTGCTGTTGACTGTTGGGTTCCATAGCGTTAAACTCCATTAGTTGATTAGGGGTTAAGGCAACGGCTCACCGTAGGGACTGGCTTGTCGGAATCCATAGGGATATGGCAGTATTCCTGCCGTTGCTACTTCGCCTAGGTTTCTATCCGCCGAGACTTCTAACTCGGAGTCCGGTTTTACGGTGATCGGAACTGATGTGCAGTCCCTAGGGTTACAGGAAGTATAAGCACTTACCATGCCAGCAATAGCACTTAGTAAATACTGAGTAGAATCAAGTACTTACGAGTTATGGTGCAGTGCAAGGTAACAATTTTGGGCACATTCTGCTGCAATTTGCGGTACTCGCAGCGCAGCATCAGTAAGCACTTACTATTTGTTGCAGCGCAATATTAATAACGATTCCCAATTAACTAAACCCAGTTCTTTGCCTCCATTAACAAGCTTACTCTCATTCAACAAACTTGTGAGTCTTGTAAGTATCGTCTATCGACCGATTCCTCATTACACGGATTACCCAGATTACCTGGATTACTCCATTACCCAGAATCCCGCAGTCACTATCCCCCGACAGGATACTAACTATGCTACTACGTAGCCTCAATACTTGGGAAGGATTATGTACTTACTGCTTATGGTGTTTATAGGGGTATTTTACTAACTCTCTTTCACTTCAACAACTGATTTTTCAAGGCACTGGGGAAGCTAAGCAAATGCCCTACAGTACTTACCAACGTCAAGTACTTACCAATCCCACAGAGCTAACTCCCATACGCACGCCTGCCACCCACATGCTACAACCAACATTCGCGTAATTAAGTAATGCAGGTAATCTAGGTAATCCACGTAATAAGGAATGCTGCGGTGCAACATACATACTGAAGGATGTTATTAACAAGAATGAGTTACTAAGTGTAGTGCGAAACTATGGCTATTGACCTCTTGCGCTGGCACAGCGATTGCTTTATACTTGGGGTTCGGGTGCGGAAATTCCGAACTTACTTAACTCACTAAAGGAACTAATCATGGAAACAAATAACATGGAAACAACAGCAACAAACCTTAAGCGCCTCAGCGGAATCAAGCAAGATTGTGAAGTTGGTTACTACTTTATTGCCCAAGATGCACAAGGTAATGAAGTAATCGTCCCTACAGAACATCCTCTCCAGCATTACGAAATTGTCAATCCTGTTATTCCCTGCCCTGATCCTTACTTCGCAGCAATGGGCGCTCGTTATTCTGGTGGCTTCGCAAACGAGCAAGTAGGCAAAGGAACTAACTACCGTTACACGGCTATCTAGCCAATCCATCAACAGCAACATCATTAACATCAACAAAGGAACAGGAGACTATCATGGAAATCAGCTCCCTGAAAGAGAAAGTAAATGAAGTGTTCGAGAATCATGAAGCAGGATTGTTAACAGACGATGAACTCGCACTTACAGTTATTACTGTAATGATGCAAGCAGTTCCCCAAGAAGAACGAGAGTTCAAGCAAACTAACTACAAAGCTATTGAGCTTATGGAAAGAATTGGCGGCGGGTTTGCTTCTGCACTTGCAATAACTTGGCGCCGTGCAGATTTGGAAAATCAACGTAGACTAATGGCGAGTTTCCAAGATTTGCACGACCAATATGAAAGTCTACTACCCAAGGTCAAAGACTAGCTAACTCTTACTGCCAAGCATTATTCAGCAACATCAATAGTGCTTGGTAGGTAAGGGAGTTAACAAAGGGGTTTGTAAAGGAAGTATGAACATGACTGCACAACTTACCGTAGTTCTGAAGGCTGTTGATGTTGACGAAGATGGTAACGTCGATACCAAAGCCAGGCAATTCATTCTCACGGAAATTACGGAAGCTAAGATGGAAGAAGCTTTCAAGCGCATTGCTGGTAGGCTTAAGGAACTTGGGTTCAAAGAGCAGGGTGCTACCATTGGCGCACGTTCAGACGTAAGTAAAGACTAACGCAACTAACAGGGTTGGGATGGAACAATCATGAAACTGCATCCTCTACATATTAACCAAGACTCTAAACTCTGGTGCTCAATAGCAGCTCTTGCTGCTGTTACTGGGGTTTCGACAGAACATGCAAGGCAAGTTCTTAAGGAAGCTATTGGCGAGAAAGCCGCAGGTGCTGGCACTCGTCGGCAGCTTAAGGGAGTTTATACGCATGAACTCCACTATGCTTTGCAGAAGATGGCAATTAATATTCGGACAGTATTTGTGCAGAGATGGAAAGCAAGCAATCCTATTTCTCTTGCACGTTATTTGCTCAAATACCGCCCGCCGGAGAATGCAGTTTGCATCGCTACGCTACCACGGCATTTTGTAGCATTCGACAGCACAACTATTCTGGATAACTTCTACCCTAATGGCATTCCTTTCTACGAGTATCCCCGTATTGAGGAACCTGCCTACGTTACCTGGGAACTAACTGATCTTTCAGTGGCAGACCTGTAAGGGAAATAGCAATGGCACTCAATCCAAGAGTTCAACAAATAATTGAGCAAGCTAAGCTCCGCAATCAGCAACTAAGGGAAGCGGCTGCTAACAAAGCTGCGCTGCCCAGCTCTGCTGATGTGCAGAAAGCTCAAGAACAATCTGCACAATCACAACAGGAAGAAAGCCATATAATAACTGTTGGTGGTAGGCAAGTTGACTTGTTCTATATTGAGGGAGTTGGCAAGCTTAATAAGGAACAGAGTGAAGCAGTTCGGCGCTTTGGTATTAATGGCGAAAGTGGTTGTTTGATTGGGCCAGCAGGAACTGGCAAGACTACCACAATGAAAGCAGTAATTCGCGCCATGATACTAAGTGGCCGAGTTCCCATTCTTCCGCACGAAGCAAAACATAAGTATCTCCAGACTGGACTTCCTGGAATATTCTCTGGTTCTTTCACACGTATTGCCACGCGCAATCTTCGTGATAACTGCCCTGATGATATCAAGGGTAATGTCCACACTATTCACCGCTTACTTGAATATGAACCTGAGTTCAAGGAAGTTATTGATCCGCAAACCCAGAAGGTAAGGAATGTCCGATACTTCGTGCCAACGAGAACTCCCTATCGTCCGTTGCCAAGACAGTTGGTTGTCTTTAATATTGACGAGAGTTCAATGGTTGGTTACTCAAATCTCTATCGTAAGCTTGAAGCTGCGGTAGGATGTGACAAGCCACAATTCATGTTCATTGGAGATATTGCTCAACTTCCTCCGGTAATGGATGATGCTGTTCTAGGTTACAAGATGCTGGAACTTCCAGTAGTTGAGCTTACCCAAGTCTACCGCCATGCCGGTGCAATCGTTAATCTTGCCAACCACATTCGAGTTGGTAACACAATTCCTGCTGGCAAAGCTGTTGCTCCTTATTCTGCCAATCTCCGTAAGCTTCCCCGTAAGCTGGTTGAAGATGCTATTAACGAATGGAACAAGGAAGAAGATGGTAGCAAAGTAACAATCCATCTTTGGAAAACGAGATTGGAAGGAGAAGTTGGCCAGCTCCGCGCACTTCAGAACTTAAATAACTTCTTTAAGAAGGAGTTTGAAGATAAGCGGTATGATCCTATGCACCATATGATCCTAATGCCTTACAACAAGGCAGTAGGAACCATTGAACTTAATAAGTTCATTGCCGAGTTCCTTGGGAAGCAACGTAATGCGGAAGTCCATGAAGTAATTGCTGGCTTCCAGAAGCATTACTTTGCTGTTGGTGACAAGGTATTCTTCGAGCGGGAAGAAGCTATCATTACCAAGATTAACCGGAATGATATGTATTCTGGTAAGCTTCCGCAACTTCCGTCCGTAACTCTAGATCGCTGGGGCCACGACTCTGTTAATAAAAAGCACAGTGACTCCGAGGAATTCGATAGCATCGACAAACTACTTAACATCAGTGTCGATGAGGATGAGGAACGGAAGAACGCTGCTTCCCATGTTATCTATGTGCGAAAGATAGTAGACATAGAAGATAACGAGAAAGGTGAGGAAGAAGATGACGAAGCTGGGCATAGGATTGATAGCGCAGCGGAAGTTAATAACCTTATCTTTGGTTACGCTCTTACGATTCACAAAAGCCAAGGTTCTCAATGGCAAAAAGTTTACTGTATCTTCCATAATTCGCACAATAGAAACTTGCAGCGCGAGTTACTCTATACAGCAATCACTAGGGCGCAAAAGGAGTTATACGTTATTGCTGAGCCGGAAACCTTTATCCAAGGTGTTGTCTCGCAGCATATTGTCGGGAATAGTCTTGCCGAGAAAGCGGAGTATTTCAAAGGCAAGATAGCTAATAATAAGAAAGGAGACTTGCTTAATGGAAACGGTAATGGAAATGGAGACGGAAACTAACCTACTAGGGGGAAGTCATGACCTATACAGTTACTACAATATTTGGACTGCAATACATCTCTGCTGATGTTGAAGAACTGGCAGCAGCAGAAAGACTTGCTCAACAAGTATCTCTTGGTGCTTACCAAACTGCTACTTTGTGGGAAGGTAACGTAGAACTTGCAAAGTATAACAATGGAACAAGGTTTCCACCACTTGCTATTAACAAAATAGAGAAAGGAGAAGAGAAGAAATGAAAGACTACTCAAATAAAGAATGGATTAACTGGCACAACATCAAGCCAACTACTCCCACTGGCTGGTTTCTTGTTGGGCTGTTGGCTGCGTCCCTCATAATGTTACTAATTGAACTTGTTGCTTAATAAAGGAGATAATCATGTCAAGGAATAGACTCTTTGTTGTTCGCAATGAAGGAGCAGTAGTAACTCTGTATGGTACAGAGAACAGTTCTATTCCTATCAAAGTATTCTCGGAGCATCCATCTTCAGAGTTGTATGAAGATAATATTGCTGCGGAATTGGAGCGCCAACAGTATTATGCTAACAGAATAAACAGCTTGTTGGATGATCTTCACAACAACAGGAAACCAACAAAGCTGCAAGCAAAGCATGAAGGGAAGTTGGAAGAATTCTGGAATTGGACAGGAGCAAAAGTTACTAATCCTGATTCCTCTTTCTTTCTGTCTCTTGAAACATGGGCAACTAAAAAATTTAACGAAGCCTATGACCAGGAGTATAAGAAATCATGAGCAACATTCTTAATAAGAACTTCCGTTATACTCCCAGTCATGAGACTGACATCAAGAAAACTTTTGCCAAGGAAAGGAGAAAGCTGTGTCGCAAGGAAATAACAGTGATCAAGGTGGACAAGATAACGTCGTCCTCTTTCAACGAAAGCAAGGAATTCTCGATACTGCCAGAACAGAAGAACAAGGAATGTGGACAACTCCGCTTGGAACAATCTTCGGAGTTCAGCTTATTGAGAATAGTAAAACAACTGATGTCTGTCTTTATTCCGAGCAGTATAAAGCAAACACAATCGCAAGAGCGTTGAACGAGAAGTTTGCTCAACTCAAAGTGAATCATGAGGCAAAAGTAATTCACTATCCTGTTTACTGAAGAAGGGAGGGTAAGATGGGGAGGAATGGTAGGCCAATTGCTTATGTTAACGGGAAGTTTATATTCCCTGCTTGGGAAGAACCCGTTAACAAGGTTGTGACATTTACAGAAGCTAAGGAAAAACAAAAGAAACAGGAGCCGAAAAGAAAAGGAAAGACTCAAAAGAGTAGATCAATTAGATTAAGAACACAGTTGAAGCAAAAGAGAGCAGCTAGAGATAGAGCTTTCACTAACTCACGAAAAGGATTAAGCAATTATGAATACTAGCTTATGTGTAGTGGTAGCATCAACATACGCGCCGCCCGTAAATAACAACTTGGATAGACCTTACTATCTGGGGCCAAATGGCGGCTACATTGTTTACTCTGTGAAGGAAGCTACTATTGTTCTGGAGCAAGATGTTCGCGGCTACCTTAACAAAGCAATGCACAACTTCCCTGCATTTAACTGGCACATTAGTTATATTCATATTGTGCCAATCGGTTTCGGTGTAGAAATAAAAAGAATAAAAGAAAAGAAAGATCCTATCCACAAGATAGGTAAGAAAACAACCACGGCAGTTGCGGATAAACTCAACAAAGGAAAGTAATCATGGAAAAGAAAACACTAATTGATATGTTCTTGCACGCTGAGAAACATCTCAAGCATCCTCATATCAGATATCCATTTAATAATGGGTTCATTGATATAAGGAAAGCAAAGAACCCGAAGAACCCAGACAACTATCTCTATATCTATTACCGCAATTACTATGTAGGTAAGATAACAAGAGATAATGTTATCCACCTAACAACAAATGACCAAGCATTGCACGATGCAATCAAGGCGATACATACTAACTCACTTGAAGCACTTGCTTGCTTCGGACAGAAGTTCTCTTACTGCTGCTTCTGTGGCACAGAAATAACTAACAAGAATTCCTTAGCAGTAGGGTATGGGCCTATCTGTGCCGAGAAGTACGGACTTCCTTGGGATGGAATGGCAGAAGAACTTGAGAGAACAAAACTAACGGAGAATCTATAATGCCAAACAGAGGAGCTTGGTGGCCCATCATAGTATGGGATTACACCCAACAGAAATACAAAGTACTTGAATCTCGTTATGATATTATGTCGGGAGACAAGTTTTTCGTAATGATTACTAACGCAACGAATGAAGATATCTGTCACTATCTTCAATTAAATAACGCTGATTAAGGAACCTAATCATGAAAGCAATTTGTCCTATAAGTGGAGTTCCGTTTCGCACTTATGATTCATTAACACTTAAGCTTGCAGTTGAACATCCTATATTCAGTATTCCTTTTGAGCAACTTGTTCTCTTGCTTGAGGACATAAGAATCCAAGAGGAAGAACAGCTTAAGAGCATGAATAAAGATAGTGTAGAAACACAGAATGCTCTGGCTAACTTTGCTACTGTGCAGGATTTGACAACTCCAGTAGTTGAAGCAATCCATGAAAAGAATTGGAGGAATCCTGCATTCAGGCTTTACCAAACTAAGCATCTTGTAATGCTTGCACTAATGAAGCAGGCAGCATTACTTGAGAATGAAACTGGTTACGTAGCGCGGCCTGCACCATCTATTATCTCTGCGTATTTCTGGCAAGCTAGTGAGTTATTCACTTGGGCTAATACTCTCCGCAATCCTGCACTGATAGAGAGACTGCCCAAGTATAAAGTAAGTAAAGAGAATGAGGATATGGGAAATCTTCCCAACTATCTTGATATTCTTAGTGAAGTAAAAGATAAGATTGGCGCACGTTACCGCAGTCTTGCGGAAGAAAATAAACTAGCTGCGTGGCAGAAAGCAATTACTATCATGGCCCGCAGAAAAGAAATAATGAAGAAAGAAATAACAACAGGAAATAATACCATCGTAGCTAAGTGGGCATTGGCTGTTACTCGTGCACCTAAAGATATCTATGACTTCTGGTATGGAATACTTACTTCCTCCAGTGTCAAGATTACCTTTGATGGAGTAAAGGTAGGTGAACAATGGCAAGCAGTAACAGCAGGAGATTTGCGGGAACTAAGAGATCACTTGGAAGATAACTTAATTGGCCCGCGCGGGGAAGTAGAAACATCACGTAAGAAACAGACCCATGAAGATGATTCGGAATATTACTTCATGGCACGGCATGTAGTTCTTGAGATAGTAAGGAAACATATTGCTATCTTGGAACAAGGAACATCTGCTTACAGGATTATCAATATTGCAATGGGCGATGATATTATTACTGCCAATGATGATGTTCTTGAGCAGAAAGCTATTGAAGCCGGACTGCCAGCTCGTCCTAACTTTGCTTACTTCAAGAATAAAGTTGAGTATATTCGAGCAATAGCAGGCTGGCGCGGCACCATTAAGAACTTACTACTTGAGTTAGCAGAACAAAAAGATAAGGAATCGCAACAATCGCAAGGAAAGGATGATAGCAACTATGAAATCCTCTAGTCTCAAACTCATGACAGAAGTAGGAATAAGCAATCCAAGAGAGTATCGGGATATGCTTATTCATGACTGGTTTGTTCCGCCAGAAATAAAGGAACGACTTGACTTGTTCTTTATTGCTATGTCAGATTCAGATGAACTGATGTATGCAATAAATGATGGAGAAGTTAAGGTTAATGGAAAGAATTATTCCGTTATTTGGATTCAGTCTCCTGAGACTGTTTACAAGAATGACAAAGCACTAATGAGTTTCCGCTACTGCCGTTACTTGCAGCGGGGATATGTGTTAGTTAAGAAACTTGAGGGAGGGAACAAAGAACATCACTTCAATCCAGTAGAGTTTGACAAGCCAAGGGAACTTAAGGAGTTGGTAAAGAAGTAACTTAACGAAGTTCTTAACGCAGGTAAAGGAGATAAGTAATCATGCGAAGCACTCAAGACTTGTGTATGTTCATGAAGAATTTATCAATGGATCTTTATGATACCTTCGGGCTCCATCATCTAAGCATAGAACTATTTGATGATAAGAGTTTCCGAATCAATCTCCATAAAGAGGGAGCGGAGTATAGCGAAACAATCTATGACTCGGACGCATTCGGAGATTATGATATCAATGATCTTCCGTATGTTCCAGTTGAGATGTTCGCCAAGGAACTCATCAATAATTACTCAGTGAAAGATGTTAAAGCGGAGGATCTCTAAGATCATGAAAACTGCACCGGTCAAGAAAGCAGCGAAGAATCCTATTTATCCAATTCCTAAGCAACTTCCTCTGGACATTGTAAGTGTTACTGTTGATCCAGATGATCCACTTAGGATTGTTCTTACCCTTGAAAGAGTAGATAAAGATCCTGAACAACATACCAAGTTCTACGTCTTTCATAAACCGACCCGAACTTACACAGCTCTGGGTGCTAAGAACATTCACCACGCAACTAACAAGGCTAGTAAGTTATATGGTGGTGAATGGACAGGGATAATGAGAACTAAACCAGCAGCTACTAGCTGGACATACGTTCCTGTTCGTAAGTTTGGTGAATTACTTAGGAGCGCACTGTAACTAACTGAAGTGGGAAACTATGCCCTAGACCCTCTTGTGCATCCTATGGGCCTATGAGATAATTATATCTGCTCCCAAAAGAAATCCCCAAAGTTTACAGGGAGTTGTTAAGTAGTTAAACCAACCAGATAGGAGTTTCCAAATGGATCAAGCCGTCCAAGCAAACCCGCTTTCGCAAGATATCAACGCGCAAGTGCAAACCAAACTTGTTAGCATGGAAGATGTGAAGTTCAGCTTCCGTACTACCAGGATAAAAGTGAAAGACGAAACAACTGGTGAAGAAGTTGAGAAAGACTGGAAGCGTCCGACTTTTGAAACTCAACTTCCCATTCCTACCACCGCTGGTATTATTGCTGCGCTCCAAGCTGGTGACAAGACTACGGAACTCATCAAAGATGCAGTTGGTAATGTAGTTATCGACCGCTTCCGTGGTATTATCAACGAGAAGATCGAAGCTGATCCGAGTGTCGAACTCAAAGTTGATATGTTCGATCTTGGGCAACTGTCTCTTGTTGCTATTGCCAATCTTCCCAAGAGCGAGCGTGGTGCTGGTATTCCCAAGGAAGCCTGGAATGCTTTTGTTGCTGATTACAAGCAGACTATGCTTTCTCCCGCTGCTGTCCAACTCTTTCAAGATAAGAAACCGCGCTCTCCAGAAGTTCTGGACAAGCATGGTATCTTGCTTGCTGGCAAGTTCAACCAAGTTCGCAGCCGTAAAGATGTTATTGCTCAGATGGATGGATTCCTTGATATCTGGGCGCAAGTATCTCCGAACTTAGAGGAACATGTTCAGTGCTATGAGCATCTGAAAGCTAAAGCTAAGACGCTCATGCAAGGAGAAACCTTCGAGGATCTGTAACCTCCGGTAGTTAGGTTGCTAACTCGCACCTCCCTCGCCTCCCCGATAGAATGCGAGTTAGCTCCTAGCCTCTAGCAAGTCTCTCGTTTACCATGACTTGAGATTTGTTAGGGAGTAGGAACTTCCCACCTAACGTAACTTAAGTAACTCTTTACCGGAGGAGTTATCTTGCCAACGCTTGACGAGATTGAACACGGAATTGAATTAGGCAAAGAAACAGGCCATAGGTTCTGTGTTGCTTGTACCCACATCGCAGGAAATCAATACAACAACGAGGATAAGTATCGTTGTTGTCACCCCAATAATTTCGCTGGTTATAATCTAGTAACTGGGCATAAAATATTTCACGTAGAATTTTGCAAAGATGTTCGCAATGATTCAACTCTATGTAGTGTAGAATTATGTGGTACAGAGGGGCGGTGGTATCAAGAGAGAGCTTTGGAGCCGCAGCGTTATGACTCCAGTTTCGCTAATAGCGAACGCTCTCTTGATAACATCGCAGAAGGTGCTGCTGCGCGAGTAGCAGAAATTAAACGTAGAAGAAATATTAAATTAACGGGAGATGATCTTGCGAACCTTTAAGAATCCTAATTGTGAACTGTGCAAGTTAAGGAATCCTGCGCAGGGTAGTTAAGTACTTCGCGTGCCCAAGCTTGGATGGGGCCGCTGCTTATCCGGCTCATAATAGATAAGTTAACTTACTGTCCAAGCCTAATGGCCCTAGTGCTTAGCCGGTAGTCACAAAAGTCTCGTCATCCTTTTGGTCAGACTACCGAGTAAGCATTAATTAACAGGGAGGGAGATGCCTATGCGTTAGAACTTACATACACTCATAGCTCTGCAAGAGTCTTAACTGTCCTCAACGGTTCTCATACTCTTGCCTATAGAACTAAACATCGTGAGTAGTACAAGGTTCTTTGCCAGTTTCTCCCTGTTAAATAGAAACTGGCTTTAGATTTTATTGGAGATAATCGTGGAATATTTGTCGTTAACGCCTCAAGATATATTCGAGGAACTTGTTAAGGGAAATGAAGTTGTTGTGCCTTTCCACAAGATGAGCATTGAAGCTGTAGAAAAAGAAGCTCAACAACTTCAGAGTCATTTAACAGTTATAAAGCACAGGGCAAAGAAAGTTTACAGCGAACTTGGCTTGGATTTTAACTTAGCAATTATTAAGTTTGAAATCCAAGGTGTTCCTGATGATGATTCAGGTGAAGCACTTTACTACAAAGTCAAGTTCTTTATTGGACAGCCAGAGAAAAAGCAGAAGAAGTATTCTGCATATGTAATTGAGAAAGTTGAAAAGGAAAATAATGATGGGGAACACAAAGACAATTCGGATGGGAACGGGAGTAAAGAAGTATGATCCCATATGGAGAAACCTTAAGGACAAGGGATTTTGTAGAATCTCTTGTACTAATGAGGATATCCTTACCATCACGAATGGGGTTAAAAAACATAAAGCTCAGGACAAGCATAAGCCAAATGGCAAGAAGCTTGCAATTCGTGTTGTTCCGACAGATGATCCTAGCAAGGTTAATATTGAGTTCCGCCTTGTTACAGACACTAGTATTAACAACTTGTAAGGGTTGAAACTAACATGACTGGCGACGGCACAAAAGTTTACCAACAGGGTAAAGTTACTATCATTGAATACCCTGATGTATATCATCGTTTTGTTTCCACGCTCTTGAGGGAACACGATGATTTAGTTAGAGCTATGGCGCTCGCACAGTGTAAGTTCGAGGATGGTACAGCTCTGGACTTTCTTAACAGAATGCTTGGTACTAATGTAACAAGGTTAACCCCAATGGAGATTGGTTACTCTCAACTCCTTGATGCTTTGAACATGAGAGTTAAAAGTCTAATCAGCCAAGATAAGGCACAGGAAATTGCACAAGGATTTAAGGATATGGAGTTATCTCCACTTGCAGGAATGCCGGATGAAGTAAGAGAGAAGATAGAAGGTCAGCCGCTATTCCCAAGTTGGGATCAAGTGGAAGAAGATAATGAAAGGAAAGGAAGGAAGAAGCAATGAGAACTCGGGAGATAAGAAAACTTGTCAGGAAAGTTTATCGAACAGCAGTATGTGAATCCCGCGGAGATGTTTATATTGTTTCTATTTTACTTCCTTATGGAAAAACACATCAGCTTGAATATGGAAGAAGTATTAGACAAGCATGGAAAAATGCTTGGAGAATTGTGAGAGAACAATACCCATTAGTCAAAATGTCAGAGGACAGAGAATGAGCATCGCTGATCTACAAACTGCGCAGCAACCTTACGAAGTTCAGCTCCTTAAAGCTAACATGCTTAAGGTGCAAGAAGAACTTGTTACTAAGACTCCTGGGTTGCAAAGCGCCTTAGTTACCATCCACAAAATTCTAATGGAGCATGAGGAACTTGTGCATCTTCTTGACGACGATGATATTGCTCATCTCCATCAAGCGCATGAACTCCATAAACAAGTTGCGCTCGTTCAGAAGGAAGCAAAGAAAAGCAAGAGTAACGGAAGAAAGAAACTTAACGACAACGATCTCAACAATCTATAGGAGTTATGAACATGGACAATCAGCACACGCTTATCAAAGGCTATCGTGATCTTAACGAACAAGAGATTGCGCTAATGAACCAAATAAAAACCAAGGCGGAAGAAGTAAGAGTACTTACGGAGAAGATAGGCAATACTGATGGGACAGATAAACGCTGGCTTGCCATTGGTATTACTGATCTTCAAAAAGGATTCATGGCAATTACTCGTAGTGTTGCCAAGCCAACGTCCTTCTAGGGATAATCATGGCAGATTTTTGTAAACAATGCAGCGAAGAACACTTCGGCGAAGATTGTGGGGATTTAGAAAATCTCTGTAAAGAAGGTGAAGTTTGCATGACTACCTGTGAAGGCTGTGGTTTTAATTGTGTTGTAGATAACACAGGCAAATGTGTATCCGCTGGGTGCTTGTATAGACACGGTGATATATCATTTCCAATAATTTAACTAGGTAAACAATCATGTCAATGAAAGTATCCCCTGCTCTATCTGAACTTCTTGGTACCCAAGACATAGCAGCAGGGGTATTCAATCCTAATACAAATAAAAACATAAAACAAAATCGTTATCGTTCTCTAATGAGGGGACTCAATGTACTTTCCTACTCCACAATGGGCAGTCTTAACTCATGCGATCGTAAGTTTCAACTTAAGAAACTACAACTCGCTAGAGATTATGATGTGGATATCAAGACGCCAGAGGGTAATATTGATTTTGCCTTTGGAAAATGTGTGGAAACTGGCATCCAAGGAGCGTTTCTTGGAAAGCTAAAAGAACAAATTTGGTTTGATATGTACCTTGCTTGGGATGTTCCCTTAGATACTCTCCATCCAAGGTATGACAAAGGTGTTGCCAAGAGTTTCATGGATGCTTGTCTCTGTATTGACAAGTTCATGTGGATTAAGGATCAGTTATTTCAGGGATGGGAACTTGCTTGGTTTAATGGCAAGCCAGCTATAGAACTTGCGATGGTCATTGACTTAGGCAATGGCTATTGGTACGCTGGTCATGCTGATATCATTCTTTATCACCGAGCAACGGGAAGGTACAGAGTTCTAGAAATAAAAACAACGGGGGCCAAATATCTTCACGAAGCAATGTATAAGAATTCAGATCAGTCCGTCGGCTATAGTATTATGCTTGACGAGATTGCAAAAGACTTGGAAGAAAGCGTAACCTTTGAAGTTTACTATCTTGTATTCGCAACATCAATGGATAAGTGGGAGAGATATGAATTCACCAAGTCTAGGAGTATGCGTGCTGGCTGGATTAATACTATTCTTCTTGATATTCAAAGAATTGAACTTTATAAGAAAGTTGGGTTCTGGCCTAAACGCGGAGGTTCGTGTATGTCTTGGGGCCGTCCTTGCGAGTTCATTGATACTTGCGATTTGGATGCTACTTATTTTACTCCAACTGGAGATTTTGCCTATATAACTGAAGAAGATATTGACCAACATCAATTTGATTTTAAATTTAATTTAGAGAGTATATTGAAAACTCAGACGGAGCTACTCTAATGGCACCTCCTACAACACCAACGAATCCAGCAGTTGCCGCTGCGCTTGCTAAAGCTAAAGCAGCTACAACTAACACACCAGCAGTAGCAATACAGCGTAAGATACTAACGCCTGATGAAATAATGCAACAACTTGATAACGTCCCATCACTAATGGAAACAAAGAATGATGAAGTGGAGCACGTAATTCTTTACGGTGCGCCAGGAACAGCAAAGACTACACAAGCAGGATTGCTTGCAGAATTCTTTAACATTCTTTGGTTTGATGGGGACAAGGGACTTACGGCGCTGATACATAACTTGCATCCTGAGTTACTAAAGCGAATACGGGTAATTAAAATCCCAGATAATACCGCACACCCAGTAATGGTTGACACAATGCTCCGAGTCATTACTGGCAGGCAAGTTGCAATATGTATGGAGCATGGAATAGTAGAGTGCATTCCCTGTAAGAGAGAAAACAAACTTATAACAATAGCTCTTAACTCCCTTCCTAAGAACTGGGTTGTAGTAATGGATTCTCAAACCCAGATGGTAGCTTCAGCAATGACAGCAGTACACTATAAGATAAACCCCAGTGCAAAGAAAGATGGAGACATAGATCATTTCTGGCGGGGTACTGGAGATGATGTGTTTGCATACTGGAGCGGGCTAAAGAATATTATGGACAAGTTTGGTTCCTATGTCAAAGACTTGGAATGCCAATTTGTCACTATCTCCCATGAAGCATTGGTAGAGATGGAAGATAAAAGTAAAGAGATTGCTCCTGTTAGCGGAAGTGATAATAGCAGCAGGAGCTATGCAAAATATTACGGAACGGAAATTCACTGTGATAAAGTAAACAACAGAATAATGTTTTCTTCTTCTGCAACTGCAAGCAATACAAAACAATCAAAGAGCAGAACTAATGTGGCTCTAGAGAAAGAACCTATCCCTGCTCTTTTGCACATATTCCGCCCCGACGAAGCGCCAGAACTGTTGAAAGGTAGTTATACAGAGTGGTACTTCAAGGAGGGTTGGAAGCCCAAGAAGGACAGAACAACCCAACCACCACAACCAAAGGGAGTATTACCAGCATGACGCAAGATACAGGGATGAAGTGGAATAAGTACCCTTACTATATCAATCCTCAAGCATTTACCGTAATTGGTATTGCTGGAGAAGCAGAGAGTGGTAAGGGAGAAATTGCAGAACTCGCTAAGTATGGTTATGACTTCAGCGAGGAAGCTTTTGCTGATGCTCCAAAAGAAGCAGCCAAGATTATCTTTGACCTAAGTGATGAAGCTGTTTATACCACTAAGGGCAAAGCAAAGTTCAATGATTACTGGGGAATGACGAACAGGAAACTACTTCAGCTATTTCCCAGCGATGCAATGAAGCCAGTATTTGGTAGAGATATCTGGGTAAGGAGATTGCATCTTTCCTTGTTCAATCTCTACACACATACCGAGGTTCGGAGAGTTGTTATTTCCGATCTTCGTTTCCCTGAAGAAGTAGAATACATTGTGCATGAACTTGGCGGGGATATTATCTTTGTCCATCGCCCGCAACATTCTACTTCCTTAACTGCTGATGAACAAATGCACGAGAATGAAGTATCTCTCCGCATTGATAACATATCAGCCATGACAAATAACAAAGCTTACATTGTCATGAACAACGGGAGTCTTGAGGAAATGCGGGGAGTTGCTGCAAACGCGCTCACGCAAATTATTAACTTGAAGAAGTACTAAGTTTCTGGGCCGGTGGGGAGCCCGCTGTAAGAACAATCCCCTCTGTTGTTAATTTATCTTTAACTTAACTTTGAAATGAAAGGAAATGAAATGAGTGGATTTGGCGCACTAGCACAAGTACTGGAACGGAGCTTGGATGAAATTGCTGATCTGCCAGTTTATGCAGCACCGCCTCCTGGTGTTTATAAACTCATCATCGGTACTCCCGAACAAAAAGATATTAACGGGAAAACTGCCATTCAAGTTGAATACACTGTTGCAGAAACTATTCAACTAAATGATGAAGGTGATCTGGAGCGTGCTGCCAAGGCTGGTGATAAATTCTCTGAAGCCTTCTGGTTTAATGATGCTGAGAAGATTGAACAAACTCTCAGCGTCCTTAAAGCCAAGTTCGGCGGATTGGGAGTCCCATTTGGTACTAACAATCTCCGTGAAATCATGGAGAAAATGGGAGGCAGTCTCGTTCAGTGTGTTATCACGAACAGAGCTGACAAGAATGATAAAAGCAAAGTCTATGCTTCTGTGCGTGATGTAGTACTTGACGGCTGGCAACCAGAGACTACGCTTAACACAGCGGGAACTGAAGCAACTCAAGCAACTGCCTAACAAGGTAGTTAGTTGAGGCACAGGAAGGAACAATCCCAAAAGGAAAGTTCCTTCCTGTTTTTATTTTTCCAAACCTTGTAGTTAACTAGCTAATTGGGGATTCCAAAACATGAAAGAAGTTAACTCTAAAGTTCCTGACATCTTCGGAGATGTGGAAGAATTCTTTAATCTGGCTCAGCCAGAGTTATTAGTTCCGCCACATAGAATTCCGCCCCGCGCAGTACTTGAACTTGCGGAGCATTTGATTAACGAGGAAGTAAACAAAGAATTACTTGCTGATTTGTCTTTTATGGTAGGCACTGGTGCTTACTCACTTGAAAGAGCAGCAAGACTTCTGGATCACATTGTTGATTCAGTTTACGTCCTTGTATGGACAGCCAAAGCTTTGTCACTTCCATTCAATGAAGCTTGGAATGAAGTGCAAGCAGCAAACATGGCGAAGTTTCCTATCTGTCCAAACTGCAAGGGAGTAGGTTGCAATCATTCCATAATAAGGCAGGATGAAACCCAAAAGGATTATGTTTCCTACTCTGAGAATTGCCGAGGTGGGAGACTTGTAAGAAGAAATATGAAAACTGGCAAGGTAATGAAGCCAGAAGATTGGCAAGCTCCACAAATCTGGGAACTTCTGTATGAAATGTGGACAAGAGATTTCCTTAGAAGGGAGCCTGAAATTCATAGAGAAAGAGAAAGAGCGAGGAGAATACCATGAGTGTGTTCACTGGAACAGCTTATGTACTTGGTCTTGCCTTTGATTACAACATGGATAATGTTGTCCTTATTAAAAAGAATAAGGGTCCAGAACAATTCCTTGGCAAGTGGCAAGGTATTGGAGGAAAGATAAAAGTAATCACACCTGAAACTCTCAGAGAAGCAATGGTACGGGAGTTCAAGGAAGAAACAGGAGTTATTACTTTGCCGAAGCAATGGCACTGTTTCTTAATTAAAGAATACGCTTCAACTCTCAGGAAAAGCCTTGATGCAAAGTGTTATTTCTTTGCAGCTTTCGGGGACTTCATAAAGAATGTAAGAACAGTAACGGACGAAGAAATAAAAATTGAGACAATAGAAGGATTGCATTTTGAAGGTCTTGAGCTTTACGCTTATGATCTTCCTTATCTTATTCAAATGGTACGAAAGGAAGTAATGAGCGGAAATTTCAAAGCTCTTAATCCTGAGGGAGTAAATCATCCATGAAATTCCCAGACATTCCAGAATCATTCCGCACAGGACTAAGTGTTCTGTGGGGATTAATGAACGGGGCTCTTATTATTCTCATTGCCAGTGCAGCTATAACTCTCGCAATGGCGGGGCCAATTCTCGTAGTTCGTTGGCTAACAAGGTTCATCTGCTCATAAGAAAATAAACCTATGAATTTCTTTACTCGTGCTTGGTATAAGATTCTCACTTTCCGCGATCATTGTCGTAGAATGAATGCTTGCGTGGATGTAGAGAATTTTCTACTTGATTGTTATCACGGAAAAAGACCTTTGCCAACAAAGCAAGATTGCTTAGAGCTTGCAAAGAAACTTGGAGGCATAACGAAATAAAATGGCAATGGATAGAAGCCCAGTTCTATTCTTAACAACTCCTGAAGATAATCCCTATCTTCACAATCTCAAGCCCATGATGCAGGGGAGGCAGACTTTCATAATAGACCAAACACCAGATACATTTGCAGAACTAAAGCTTTATGCAAACAGTAAAGGAATAAAGTACATCGTAAGCACAAGTAAAGCTGTGCTTAATAAAGTAGTAGAAAGTTACAAAAGCCAGAGCATTGATAATTGGCAGGGCAGTATCTTCGAGAGGCAAGGAATCACTTTCCTTTTCCTTAACCCACTAAAGCAATTCTATTCTGTTTCGGAAGGAAAGTTTCTAGCAGAGCGTTTCCTCTCCAAGATATTGGCGCCTGCTAAGTGGGAACGTACGCCAGCATTTACTTGGGAGCTTGCAAGACTTGACACCGTAGAAAAGCTGTATGAAGATTTTAGCAGCGCATTAATAATAGCAGAAGATATAGAAACAAAATCATTCGAGGATGCCAATGGGGAATACCAAACACTTATCAGATGTGTTGTCTATACAGGATTGTGGGCCAACGGAACAATCCACTCCATTGTCTTACCAATCAGTGAAGCACCTAATAATGAACAAAGCTTCTGGATTAGTTGGATGCGGAAATTCAATTTGCTCCCCATCCCCAAAATTTTCCAGAACGGAAACTACGACAATTTTCATCTCATCTGCTACGGAGCACCAGTTTCACATTATTTATGGGATACACAAAGTCTCTTTCATTCCTGGTATTCTGAACTACCGAAGCGCCTTGACTTTATTGCTGCCTTCTCTGTCCATAATATCTTCTATTGGAAAGATTTAGCAGGCGAAGGTGGCTTGATGAAGTTATTTGAGTACAATGCCAGAGACGGCTGGGCTACTCTTTTAACTTGGATGTATCTTATCAAGAACATGCCGGATTGGGCAATCAGAAATTACCTTCTTAAGTTTCCTCTCTTTGCCCCATGTCTAACTTGTAACCTTGAAGGAGTAAAAGCAGATGGAAACAAACGAGCAGAACTCATCACCAAATACATCGCTGACTTTACGGCTACAGATAATAGACTCCGAAAATGGTTCGGAGATGGATTCAATCCTAGAAGCCCTACACAAGTGCTTAAGCTCATACACTTCTATGGAAGTTCAGATATCAGTAGTACAGATGAATCAGATATTAGAAAATTCTCCTTGCGTCATCCTCTCAACGCAAGATTTGCTGGAGAGATCCTCAAGTCTAGAGAAACATCTAAGATTATTAGCACGTATCTCAAGCCTACAGATTTTAGTGTTTCCGCCAAGTCTAACTCAAAGAGACGTTATCTACTTAAACATGGCAGGATTTTCTACTCTCTTAACCCTGATGGCACGGACACTGGTAGACTCGCTTGCTCTGAGGGTAGTAGCTGGACTGGCAATCAAATCCAAAACACCCCCGAAGCAGTAAAGGAGATGTATATTCCAGATGAAGGATTTGAGATGTTTGAATTGGATAACACAACATCTGAATCCTTCTGTGCTGGATACTTAAGTGGAGATAAGAATCTTCTTGAAACTCTTACCAGCGGAAAAGATTTCCACGCAGTAAACGCAAGTAGATTCTTCGGTATCCCATATGAACAGATAGTAGAAATGGTAGATGGAATAAAGAAAGTACTTAATAAAGAAATACGGAACTTAAGTAAGAGAACCAATCACGGAGCTACTTACAATATGGGAGCAATGGTACTGTTAACAACGATGGGGGAGGAGAATGTTGACAAAGCCAAGAAACTTCTTAATCTGCCGTCTAAATGGAATAGGATCGAAGTCTGTGAGTATCTCTTACAGTGCTTTGACACCGCATATCCCACAGTCAGAAGTGATTGGTATTCCTACCTTAAAGTTGTCGTCACAACAACTAGAATGCTTACATCACCTCTTGGCTGGACACGTTATTTCTTTGGTAATCCAGGCAGAAACAAACACGACCTAAATGCTTTAGTTGCTCACGGCCCCCAAAACTTATCCGTGGGCATTATTAATGATGGTCTAAAAGATATCTTCTGGAAAGTGCAGGTTCCAAACTACAGAGACTTCAGACTCAAAGCCCAGATTCATGATTCTATCTTTGGTCAGAATAGAATAGGAAGAAGGGATTTAGTCTGGAGAGCACGGGAACTAATGATTCGCCCAACTCCTGTAAAAGATATTCACGGAATTGAGAGAATTATGACAATTCCCGTTGCAGCAAAATTCGGGCCAAACTGGGGAGAACTTAAAGAAGTAGAAGCTCCCCAAAATCCAGACATTCCTGAGCTGCTTGCAGCTTAATTTATATCGCACAATAATTTCGGAGGGTTTCGGGATGTGTAAGTGTTCATTCTGGATCAATAAGAATCCAATAGAGTTCTGTGGAAAAGAAGCAACGCATGGGATTGTTATTGAGATTCCATTGCTGGATGAAGAAGTTATACGGGAAATGTCTTTCCCATTTATACGTATTTGCCCGCAGCATTTTGAATTATTAAAAGATAAGATAACTGAACATCTTAAGCAAGGAAGAATCTATAAAAAAGTAATTGCACAGATATGTCTTGCGGATGGTCACATTCCTGATTTTAGTGAACTAAAGGGCGCAATAACTCCATTTGAAGAAATGGAAAAACGATTCCCTGGCTGTTTACAACAAATACAGGAACTTGAGGCTAAACGTGATCAAGTCGCAACAGAACTCTCAAAGCAACTTCATTGAGGATTATCTCGACTACCAGAAAGATACTGAAAGTCCTGTAATCTTTCATAGGTGGTGCGCGATAGCTGGGCTTGGTGCTCTATTAGGTAGAGATGCTTGGCTCCAGCATGGATATACTAGAATATATCCTAACCAATACATTATGTTAGTAGGAGATGCTGGCTCTAGAAAGAGCACAGCTATTAAGAAATTTGTTCGCCTATTGCGGGACGCAGGCTACAGCAAGATAGCGGCCCAGAAAACAAGTAAGGAAAAGTTCTTACTTGACCTTGAAGTTGGCTTGGATAAAACACTTAATGGCGACGATCATTTAGATGTTCGATTCGGAGCCAAGAAGAATGCAAAGAATCCAACAATGAAAGAACTCTTTGGAGAAGAAATAGATACGGAGCCAAGGGACTGCATTATTGCGGCTGATGAATTCAATGTATTCATGGGCCACAGTAACGTAGAGTTTATTGATATGCTAACTGACTTGTGGGACTTCGATGATATCTATACGCAGCGTATCAAGAATAGTAAATCGGTTAGAGTCCCTTACCCAACAATTAACATTCTATCCGGAAATACTAATGTGGGTATCAGTGAGTCTTTTCCTACTGCTGTTATTGGACAAGGATTCTTCAGCCGTCTTATTATGGTATATAGTGATCCTAGTGGTCGCCGTATTACCTTCCCTCCTGCTCCCGATCCTGTGGTATATCAAACATTTATTAATAGAATTAAAGAAATCAAGTCAAGCTTTAATGGACAAATTACACTAACAAAAGCAGCAGAGAATGCACTAGAGGATATTTACCAAAACTGGAAGGATTTAGAAGATGTCAGATTCAAAAGTTACTCAACTCGTAGATTTACTCATCTCCTTAAGCTCTGCCTTATCACAGCTGCCGCAAGAGGAGAAAAAGAAATATCTCTTAGAAGCATTGAATATGCTAATTCCATCATGCACTATACAGAATACTTCATGCCAAAGGCTCTCGGAGAATTCGGTAAAGCTAGAAATAGTGATGTTACTGCCAAAATTCTTGAGCTAATTGATAAAGCGGAGCGTCCACTAGATATACTTAAAGATATCTGGCCCCAAGCACGTAGGGACTTGGACAATCAGAGGCAGCTTAGTGAGATACTTCGGAATCTACAAGCAGCAGGAAAGATACAAGTAATAAATGGAACGGGTATCCTACCTAAGAAAGATCCTCCTAAGTGGGATTACCCGTTTTGTAAAGTTACTCTGCTGCGCGAGTATTTAGATAATCAGGCAAAGGACGGCCTCCCATTATAATTTGTAATTGTTGTGCAAAAGGAGACGTAAGATGTTGTGCAACCTTATTAACTTGAGACTGGTTAGCACCCATATAAAGTCCGGTGAAGAAACGATTGAAGTTCTCAATCCTTCCCCCGCGGCGCGCATATTCCTTTGCGAAGTTCACAACTTGTTCTTCGCTTGGACTTCCACCACCAACAACAGTTGTCTTAATTGCGCTACCAAGTTCTTGTATCATGGAAATATCTTTAGCTCTATAGGCGTTGATCCTATAAAGAGCATCGAGAGCAATTGCCTCGTCGAATGGCTTACCACCGAGTACTCTGGCGAGAGTAGCAACACTAAAAAGGTCTTGATGAACGCTCAACAAGCTACTCTGATTAGTGGTAGTGTAGCCTTGGATCACTTGTGCAAGTCCTGCAAGTGGTCTAGAGAGTGAGTTATGTTCAAGTCCCTGACTAATCGCAGGCCAAGCCGCACCACCGTTGGCAATCTTCTCACTCATGTTCCAGAGATTTTTGACAAACCTTACGGATGCTGATACTATTGGAATGTCCTCAATACTCGTGGGAAGAACAGTAACCTGCCTTGGATTAATATCACCACGAGTATAGATATTGATTCTTGCAGAAGGATCAATCAAGCCTAAAGCGTTACTCCCTGCGCCATAAATAATCCAATCAGCAAGAGATTTCCCAAAAACAGTATTAGCTGCATAATAAAGGTCACGATGATTTATATTGCCAGAAGCATTCCCCACGATATTAGTATTAAGAAAGTTAAAAGCAGGCAAGCCTTGAGTACCGTAGATGCTCCCTTGAAGTCCAAGCAAGATAGCAATAGATTTCTTATCCCCATCGCCAACGTACTTAAACAATTGCTGCATAAGATTAAATTGATACGTCTGGAAGAGCGAAATAGCTTGACCCACAACACCCTGAAACACAATGGGCCTTTGCGAATGGAGGTAGTTACCTTGCGTTTTATTCGTAATTGAGAGAATAAGCTCATTCACTTCCCCTGAATTTTTAAGTACACCTGCCTCAAGTGCAAGCTCCCCAATTTGTCTACCAACATCTGCACTTACGAACCGAGTCATTTCTTCTGCAAGCTTATTCCCAGTCCATTTCTTTGCCACCTCTGTGGCATTAGCAAGTTTCTTTTCAAGGGCACCTGGAGTTATGTTGCGGAAGTCGATTGTTAACTCATCCAACATCATTCTCTCTTGCTGGAGAATGTCTGTAACTGCGCCGATAGCTTGATAACGCTTAAGCAAGCCACTGTTTGTTTGATGATCTAAACGATAGTTCTCAAGCGCATTCTTTATCAAGCGCATAGTTGTAGGAATTTTTATTCCGCTTCCATCAGGAACTGAGGAAGTCATCAGTGCGCTTAATTTTCCTGCTACTTCTGGATTGTTCTTAGCGATTGCTTGACGCAGGTAATTTACTTCACTAGAAAGAATAATCGGCATAGAGACTGCATTAACAACGCTGTTAAAGAAGTCCCATTGCAGAAGTGTGGAAGCAATTACACTTTGAGCTTTCGCAATTCCTCTTGCCAAGAATGGCTTGTCAGCAACATTTCCATTTGCCACCATTGCTGCGTAAGCATTTTTATACGGGGTGCCAAGTCCCATATCTTCAGCAAGTTTGTTTGCTTGAGTGACGAATTTATTCCAATCTGCCTCACTATTGAATTTGGAATTGTGGAAAATTTCACGAATCTTATTGATGGGAGTTTCGATTGTCTTTCTCACAATCTCATTGAAGTCTCTCCACCACTGGTATTCAACTGCTCTACTAATATCAAGTGCAGTTTTCACAGTGTCATGGAAAGGATCTTTTACTGCTCTCTTGATTCTTTCACTTATGGACTTCCCAAATTGCGAGGTCGATAAGTTAGTATATGCGGCGCCCAAGTTTTCAAGTTCTTGGAATGCTTGAGAATAGCGATGAGAAACCATGCGAGTTGCAAGGTTCTCAACTTGATTCATGTGCCATTCCATGTATTCATCCAGAATACGTTCACTACTAGTAGTAGGCATCGCATCTGAGAGAACACCTTTTCTCTTAAGCGTGGAATCAACTACGCTATCATTCAGCCCAAGAGAGAATTCATAATCATTAAGAGCCTTATGCCAATCTTCAGCATCTTGTTTCGTTGTTATCTTGAATTCATTCTTATCAACTTGCTGAATTAGCCGGCTCAGTGTTTGCTCATCTTTTGCGGCAAGCACTCGTTTCTTATCACTTAAATGTATCCCTTTGGGTTCAACGAATACGAAGTGTTTGTACTTGTCTGTGCGTATTGGTGGAGGATAAACCACATAAGGATCACTATTATCAGGGAGACCAACAGCCGCTTTAAGATTCGTAACATGAGCTTGTCTTGTATTATTAAGTTCTGAATGAAGAACAAGGAACTCACGAACTGCTTTACTCTTAATTGTGACAACTTCCGCGTTGTCAGGATTAAAAGTTCCTCTGCGAGCAGCGGTGAATTCCTCTCTTGGAATCAACATATTGGGATTCGTGGGGTGGAAAACATACGCATCAGCACTTCCACGAAGTCTATTTGTAATGAGAGATAGTTCCGCAACAGCAATATCTCCCTCAAGCTTAACTGCCGCAAGTGCAGGATTCAGCACATCAGCAGTTTCTTTCTTTTTCGTTATCTTTAACTTATTCGTAAGTGTACCAACTTGCTGCGCCCAGCTTGCAGCAGTTTCATAAGCTGCATTGGCAAAGCCAAAGAGAGTACTTCCAGCACCTTGGCCAGTAGGTTTCCTGCCAGGATCATTCCAGTTCGGAGCTTCTGGAAAGTACTCAGAATCATTACCTACGTAGTTTGCAAAATTCTGCTTATGTCTTTCGAGTATGAGTCCTTTTTGACGTTCATACTCGACTGCTCCATAAATGTTATTTGTGTTATAAGTATCGAGTGCATTAATGTCGTCAGGATAATCAACTCTTGCATAGCGTGGAGTGTTGTAATCAACTCCTGGACGGATTCTTCCAAGTTCATCGCGCTCCCCCAGTAACCAGCGGTCAGTAGTATTTAGACGATAGCCAATTTCATCGAGAGGCTTACCATCCAGTTGCTGTGCAAACTGAACTTTCTTAGCTTCAATGAAACGCTTAAGAGCTTCCCCAGTTGGAGCCAAGGAACTGGTACCATCTCCCATTTTGATAATAAAACCTTTTGCTGCATCCCCGTCGTAATACGCACGCTCAAGCATGGGCAAGTCATTTTCATTAACTACAAGCTTATCCCACTTAATGTTCTTTTGTTCCTGTACCCATACATATCGGGACTGCACAGCCATTAAGTCATTGTCCAGTGGATTCCACGTATTCCCACTAGGAACTTTAATTAGCGGCTTGTCACCGACAGCAACATGTTCTCCAAGCACCCGAATTGGATTAGCTTTAGTGGCGAAATCCTGCAACCCCGCAGTTGCTTTATCGACAATGGCACCCCCATTCTCGAAGTCAATAATGAGGTTATTTGCAGATCTGCGGCGATCAGCCAGTTGGAGTATTTTGCTTTCAGGATTTACAGAAACAGTGCCATTAGAGTTTCTGTAAATATCAAATCCTTCGTTGAATGCCTGCTCTCTGCTAAGTACTTTATCCCCTTCCTTAATTCCACTTCCAGTTACTTTAAGTTGGGAAACATCCCCCTTAACGAAGAATCCTTTAGCTCCACTTCCAGCTTCAGGAGTAAGGAGTTTAGAAAATTCCCCAGCAGTCTTGATATCTTGAAGTTCCGTAATTGTAAGTTTCTGGAGAGGAAAAAGAACTTCTCCAAAAGTAAGGGATTCATTCTCTGTAATTCTACGTGCGTATTTCGAGTGAAGGAGAGAAGCAAGAACATCATCAAAACTCTTTGCTTTGTTATGAAGTTCAAAGAGTTGACGAGAAACTAGAGTATCTCCACCGGCAAATTCATTAAATGTTTGCTGAATGAGATTATCAATTCTCTCAAGAGTTTTTTCACGTTCTTCTGTAATTAACTTCATCCGTGCGTCCGGAGTAAGATCACTTACAATTTCTTTATTTAATGCCGCTTCAGGCATGTTAAATTTTTGCTGGTAAAGGTTGATTAGTCTCAATTCTGGGGAAGCACCTTCACCAAGAGATTCGATATTACGATAGGGAAAAAGCTCATTACCAATAATTTCGCGGGCGCGCTTAACATCCCGTACAGTCTTTACTCCACTTAAGACGCCCCCAATTCCACCACCAAGCCCCACACCAACAACAGAATTCCAGAAGATATCCTTTGCGCTCATCTCATTGAGCACGGGACTTTGATACATTGTACCAACAACTGCAATTTCAAAAGCAGCAGCTTCGAGAGCTTGGCTTCCGAAACCTTGCGCCAGCGCCTTCATAACATTCTCATTTAGTACTGAGAACGGAGAAGTACCAGAGGCAAATTCCTGGCGCGCGAGTTTAGCGTAATCCGCAGTCATTGACTTCATCAAGCCACTATTCTTGGCAATGTTAGTACCAAGGAATCCAGCTTTAGCAGCTTGTAGAGCTTTTACCCCTGCCATACCAGGAGCAAAACTACCAATTACGAAACCTGCGATTTCAACTCCTTGTTGATGATCTTTGTAATACTGTCCCAAGTCATCATCAAAACTCCGGAGAGTTTCATAAGTATTTATTGGCTCGACTTCACTTCCAAGCCAGTTGGCGACCGCAATCCCAGTATTAAGAATGGAATTAACTCCCGCCACGATAGCAGCAGGAAGTCCCATTCCAATACCGGAGATAATATCTCCCCCCAATTCAGAAGCACGGTCGAACCAACTCCTATCGCCATTGGCAATATTGTGGTTATCAACTGCGCTTATAACGGAATTGTACGGAACTTCGGCCATGTTTTATCCTTAAGGAGTTCCAGCAGCACCAGCAAATGGATTAATTGTGTTCTGGTTAAAGCCACCAAGACTTTGCATTGTGTAGTCTGTTTTCTTCTTAAGAATATACTTAGTGGCTTCCGCAGGGTTGGTAAGATCAAGTGCCTTACCACTGAACCAACCTGGCGGCTTGACAAGATAATTCGGCACTGGAGGAATACCAAAGGCAGAAAGATTCATAGCCGTGTTTCTTTTGTTAATATTCTGCCTGTAGTATTCAGCAACAACTTGACCTGCTTCTGTTGGATTTTCGAATTCCAACATAATTGCATTCACAACAGCGTCAGTAGGTACTGGGCCTGTTTGCCCACTGAACCCACTAAGTACTTTCCCGAGCCGAGAGTCTTTCTGAACAAGACCAGAATTCAACATTACGTTAGGAGAAAGTTCGTAGAAAAGTCCTCCCATCTTTGGCCGCATAAGTTCAGCAATTATTGTTTTACGAAGTCCCTCATCTCGTGCTGCCGCAATCGCAACTTTATCACTTCTTGGAATTGTGGGATCAATTTGTACATTATCTCCTTTATCTCGCAAGTACATTGCAAGTCTTTGAACATCAGGAGATAGATGTGGCCCAGGACGGCCCGCAATAAAGTTATTTACCGCAGTCCACGGCCCAGAACCAAAGTTACCAGCAGCAATTGCAACTACGTTTTCTTTCTGCGCAGTAGACATTCTCTCAAAGGAATACCGAGTAGTAGTTCCTTTGGGATTGCCCATAATTGTATCGTAAGTATCGAATGCTGCATCCATACTCTTATTCTTCTGAAGCATTTCCAGAAGTTTTGCAGCATTAAGCTGACGCTGCACCTGAGTATCAGCAAGTTGAATAGCAGCAATCGCACTTCTGTATTTCGCTTCTTCATTTGCAATCTGGAGCCGCGACATATCGTTAGTTGCATTCGCGACAGCAATATCTTTTGCAAACTTCTCAGATGCAAAACCAATATTTGCTTTAGCAAGTTCCCTATCTGCTACCGATTTGAGTTGATCCGCAGCAGCTCTAGCTTGCTCAGCTTTTGCAGCAGCTTGTGCAGCCGTAATTTCAGGGATTGCTTTGGCACTAAACGCCGCAGCATTTTGCGCTGTTTTAATATTTGCATCGAGTCTGGTCTGAATGTTATTAACAATATCTGCTTGCCGATTATAGTCTTGTTCTAGATTCGGAAGCTCAATTGTATTCATGAGCCATTCAAGAGGATTGTCGAAAAGAGAAACTTTTTGTTTCTCTTGAAGAATTCGTAGTTTTTCTTGAAGTGCTTCTTGCTCTTTCCTGCTAAGTCTCGCAAGAATAGCAATATCGGCATTCTGGTCAGGAGTCAGGCCGAATATGTCACGGTAGAAAGCATTATTTCTTGCAATTTCCTCTGCTCTGCGGGCATCAGCTTCAGCCAAAGCAGCATCAGCTTCAGCTTTTCTATCTACTGCAGTTTTAAATCTTCCTGTTGCCTCTCCAAATTCTTGTTGCCCTTTATCCGTGGCAGTACGGAATTCATCCCTAGAGGAACGAGCATTAAGTAATTCCGCTTTGGAAGCATCCAAATTTACGCCACCAAAAGTAGGTGTCGGCCCCATTGGAGCCGTAAGTTGTGGAATTGCATTCTCAATAAGAGAATCAATCTGTCTTGCAATTTCGTCAGGAGAGGCCATTATTAGTCTCCACTATCTTCAAGATTAGATAGCAAGTAATCTACGAATGCAAAATCAGGAGCTTCCGCGGTGACTTCTCCTTCTCTGCGAACATCCCGAAGTGGGCCAAGATAGCCAGATTCTAACGTACTTACATCATCAAATCCACCTTCGGAATCCCCACTACGTTGAGTTGGGTTTAGAGAAGCATAACGGAAGAAACTATCCGCAGCTTCAATAAGTTCTGGACTTGCTTCATAACTCTTTGCCATACCCTCAATGTCAGTTCCGTATTCCGTTCTCAGAACTTCTTGAAGGTAAGCTTTATATTGTTCTTCTCCACCATATTGATTAAATAGCGGAGTTATATCAGCAAGGGAAGATTCAGGAGTGTACCGAACGAAGTTCCTCCCAATATTTTGAGTAATTGTATTTCCCGTAAAGTATGAAAGTGCTTGCGCAGGAATAGGAGTTTTATCACCCATATCCGCCAAGAATGGGAAAGTTGCAGCAAGTGCAAACAATGTAAGTGGTGTGGCAGCAGCAAACATTGTGCCAAAATCACTACCAAGTTCCGCAACTCCTGCAAGTTCGGAGAATCCTGGCCCAATATCCATAAGTGGCAAGTCAGCAGCGCCAAGAGCTATCTCTCCCCCACCTTCGATAGCAATACTAGCTCCGCCGCCAAGCCCGCCAAGATCGAGCCCAGCACCACTGAGTTCTGCTAAGTCTGCACCAGAAGTTAATTCTGCTGTATCCAGAGCAAAGGAATCTACCAAAGATTCGGAACCCCCAATTAGGCTCTCAACATCAATAGAACCATATCCTGGTATTTCTATTGTTTGAGTTCCAGACCCAAAAGTTCCTCCACTGAAAATGTCAGTTCCGGTTCCTGGAAAGGAAACCCCCATATCAATAGTGGCAGGATCAATGCCACCACCGAATATGGAGGTAAAATCTCCTTCAAGTATTTCTTTTACTGCGGTTGGAAGTTTATCCTTATTTTTTTTCAGCAAGGAATAAAGCTGGAGCCCAGCCATTCCATAACCAATGGCTTTACCAGCAGGAGAAGCAGTTGTTCTTTGTTCAGTATTAGTTGTAGTTGTTTTGGTTGCATCTACTTTTGTTTTAATAAGATTCGTTGCACTCTGATTTGCATTAGTAATAAAGTTAAGTTTCTCCCTTGCTGCTGCTTGCGTTGCACGAGCAGAAGCTTCGCCTGCAAGTTGCTTAAGTGTAGTGTCAGAATAAGCACGGGCGCCAGTTGAAATACTTTGGCCAATAACAGGAGCAAACTCCTGTTTTGCCCGTACCATAATATCTTCAACCATTTGGTCGAGATATTGAGAATCCTTCTCACTTAGAACAGTATTAAGTAATGCATCCAGCTGAGCAAGAGCCGCAGGGTCGGCGCTCGTAGTTGAAGTACTTGTAGCCTTAGTAGTTCCAGTTCCAAAAAGCGGATTTAAGGCGTTAACAATAGAAAGGATATCTTTAACGCCACCACTTACTGGAACTTTCTCAACTTGTGCTGTCGTCATTATCTAACCTCCTTAGGAGGATTTTTCTGCATACTGCCTAGGCTGGAGCCAAACCAGAATTCTTTAACTCCTGTCCAGCCCCCGATAATCATTGCAGTGATAATAGCGGCTTTAAGTTCTGCGCTAATATTTCCTACAACGAATACAGCAATTCCACCCGCGAAGGTGAGAATAACAAAAAGAAGTGAAAGAATCTCTATGAAACTGAGATTCCAGAAAACAATCTTTTTATCTTGCGTTGCAAAAGCTCTTGCTTTTTCCCTGCTTGCTTCATCAAGTTCATGAAGTCTTGTAATCATTCCAAGCCATTCATCCATACTGGCACGAACAGCCATGCGTAAGTTCTCTGCGAGCGCAGGATTCTGGGAGAGTCTAGTTAATACATCCTCTCCATTTATTGCTCCAGTAACTTGCTTGGCAACATCAAGCACTTTCTCAGCAACAACAGCATTCCGCTCGGTAACTCGGCCATTACCAAATAGCCGAATGATGTCAGGAACGTACTGAGCAAGTCCTGAAATGATTACTGGAAGTAGCGGCCACATATCTTGATCCTCTCTTTCCGCTTGAATGGATTTATCTTCTACTGGTGCTGGTTCCTGATTGTATTCAATATCTTCTCGTGTTGGCTCGGGCACTTCAATTAGTTGCGCTTCTGCAGGAAGTTCTGTTTCCATTTCCGAACGAAGCTTCCCGCCATTTGCACGAAATACTTGTAAAGCTGTTTGTAACTTAAGTGTTGGTTGCCCATATGGAGAGCCAGGAAGTGAAGCCCACTCTCTAGCACACTTAGTAAGAACAACCTCAAACTCACCTTTTAGCAAATCTTCAAGTGCGCCGCGCCCAATTATCAACGCAACGCAAGCTAAATCTTGATTATGTGGACTAAAATCTGTGAGGAATGGATACTTTCTAACTGTGCCATTCCAAGTTGTTTCCGTTATTTGATACGCACCAGCCGCAGTTGTGTAATCAATTTTTCCATTCTTTATGAATTGCCCATCATAAGTTTCGTAAGTTCTTATTCTTGGATGATCTCTAAAATCATCAAAATATTTATTCTTACCAAAGAGCATTCTGTATGCATCTTCAGTAAGATTACTTTCCCCAACTCGAATTACCTTTTGAAATGCTTTAACATTAGCAAAAGATAAGTAATGCTCAAGTTGTTCTTTTGTGTACATGATTAGTAGTATCTCATATTAGTATTATTTAGGGGCAGAGGGGAATTCCTTCCCCGTTAAGAAACAACAAAATATTCAAATAGCACTTGCGGAACAGATGTAGAGAATGGATTAACTGATAATCCAATTCTATCAATTACAGAAGCACCAAAATGAGTTGCTATTGTCTCACTTAGTAATGTATGATATACAACACCATCAAAACTTATTTGTGCAGTTAAATTTGTTCCATCATATCTTGCGGAATCCATAGACGCGGATCGTGCCGCTCGCCAGGTTGCCGCTGGACGCAAAGATGCGGAACGCATTGACTACCGACACACTTTGATACGTTGCTGTCCAATGCGTCGTTACATCGGGATTCGCGGTGCCGTCGTAAGCGCTAGTCTGCCCAAGCACGCGCTTATGTAGCGAAGTGCTTTGGGGGTTTAAGATTCGGAAAGATGAAAGGAACGGCTTTGTTGACGTGTTGACGTGCGTTCCTGGACCGCCACTTAAATTAATTGACGTTCCGCCAACATCTGCATAAGCCCACCCGGCTCTTGATGCCCGGAAGGCGCCCCCGGTGTAATTCGACCCGCTGTCGAAGGTGGCGCCGCCATCCGTCGAAAAACGCAAATGGAACGTGACATCGTTTGTTGCCGGGATAAGGGACACAATTTCGATCAGGTAGTCGTCGTAGTCGCTGCTGATGCAGCCAGTGAAGTCGAGCGACGCGGACGAGCTGGCCATCTTTTGCTCCAGCAGCACGAGACCGCCGCCTCCGCCCCCACCAGCAGCAACATTACCAGGTTTCCATTTTGTTAATGCATTATCATATACAAGTGCTTGCCCATTAGTAGGTGGAGTGGAGAAATCAACATCAGAAAGATAAGAAAGTGCCCATTGGTACCAGCCTTTAGCTCCTGCTCCATCAGTTCCGTAGGCAAATCTATTTCCTGGGGCCGCAGAATCTCCACTTAATTTTAATCCATTAACATCTTTCGTTATTGACATTTGGTACTTAACGACGGCCTGCATCAAGTTAAGTGCATCGTCGTAAGTAAAATCAACTGTATCCGTATCTGCCCAAATAGCTCCAATAGCATCTTGGGCCATCTCATCTGTGTAAGTTGTAGGAGTTCCAGTTGCACCGCTTACATTATCTTGAATGTAAACATACATCAAATTGGTATCAACACCAAATCCAAGTACTTGATTGATTTTCCCAACAGTTGTATTGGGAGCAAGAGAACCTTGACCAGCTGTACCAAGATAAACAATATCCCCAGGAGTTACACCCGTTAGCGGCATTACTCCAAAAGAAAGAATAACTTCTGTTCTAGCTCCCGCAAGTGTACCCCCAGAAACATTGCAGTAACCATTTGCGGGGCGCCCATTTGTAGAATCCGCTTTTCTTGCTTTTAGGATTCCAGCATCTTTGTAGAGATTAACAAAGTGCCCAAAGGAAAGATTTTCTCCCGCAGTTACATAGAGTCTTCCCTGGTAATGACGAAGAATAGTATCATCAGGAGAAATTAAATCCCACAAATCTCTTTTCTTTTGTGTAATACCAACATGCTGTTCGAGACTTTGATGAAGTACATACACGGCCTGCATAAACATCTCTACGGCGGCACGTACTTCTGGATGTTTGAAGTTATCAGGGATTGTAGAAGGAATTCCTGTATTTATCTCTGAGCTTATTAGGTTGGTATCAGCCATTAGATTTTTCCTTCAACCTTAAATTTAATATCAATGCAATTTAGATTAAAGGTTTTCTCAAATACAAGAGAATGATTAAGCCCTTCTACTGTTGCAAGATATTGCTTAAATTGCCCAGTATCTTTATTCTTATAGGCAACAGTAGTTCGAGCAATATTCTTTCCATCATCAGAACTGAAAATGCGGAGTTCAAAATCATTTCCTTGGTTACTGCATTCCACATTAATTTCTTGGAGAGAAACTCTGCGCTCCCGTACGTATTGATACTTACCAAGTATGAGAACGCCTTGGTTATTTGTTTGAATGTCATTCATACTTAGGAGATCAACTTTTCCGTGGAGCCCCAAGAATGCAATTAACTCAAGTGGGTACTCACCAACATCGGAAAGCCCCGTAAGTTCTGACCAACTAAGTGGGCCACTTGCACCATTGATATCATCCCACTCGTCAGTGCCAAATTCCGTCCACGGAAAATCTCCAGAGATTGCTGGGTTCAAGAATTCAAAAGCAGCAACGTGAGGAATCTTTACTTTTCCCCATCTCTTATATGCAAAGTCATGGATAAGAGCATGAGTAAATGGCTCAGTAGTAAAGTTCCCTTCTACGAGAGTTCCATAGGAAACTACCAGGAATCTTTTACCACAAAATGCCAAGCGTACTCGCATACGTTGGCCAGTAAGTTGAGTTTCAGAAAGTGTATACGTAACTGTATCATAATCCTCAAACAATCTGCTTGTGAGGAAGTCTGATACATCTGCAAATACTATCTGAGCTTGAGCTTTATCAATCTTCTGGAGTCCCGCAAGAGTCCAAGCATAATGATCCCCAGAGTTTTGTTGCCAAGCTACGTGACGATGAGATGCAATCCCTGCAGAATTTTTAACTTCCCGATAGTTGAAAGGAAAGCGGATATTCTGGCTGAAGGATGCTGCAACTATATTCTGTGTTGTGTAAATTAAAAATCCCCCAGTAATGGGGTAGCAAACAACAATCTTTCCACGAATTTCTTCAGGAATTGCACTTCCACTCCCAAGACTTGGGTCAGGAGTGAAATCTGTAGGAGCTACTGCTTGGCTGCGATAGATAGTAAAATCATCCCAAGCAATAAGGAAACCGTTACTTGATATGATTCCATTAATAAGTGTGGGGGTCAAGCCCGTAAGAGTAATTGGATTCCATGTATCCGTGGCGAAGTCATATTCAAAACAACCTATCTTCCCAAGGTATACATATGTATGGCCATTAACATAAGCAACAGTAACGAGAGAGCTTGATAGATAGTTTGGATCGAGAGCTTCAACCCAAGTATTAGTGCCAATACTATCAAAAACATAGGTAGCTCCTATTGCTGGGCAAAAGAGTCCTTTGTTCTCATTGATATCTCTCATGTGAAAGATATCTAGAAATGGCTTAGTAGTTACATCTGTTGGAATTGCATTAATGTAACCAACGCTTTGGATTCCTTCATTAGTGGGCATAATATTGTGCCCATAGTAAACTTGCGGAATTCCTTTATCCTTATCTTCATTGGCATTAGAAGCAATTAGTGGTTGGTTAAAAGCGTGGTCTTTATTGCCGACAACAATAGTTCTCCCGTGTTGTCGGGTAAGGAAGGGAAAATGCCCAGATATTAAATTTGCTCTATAACCAATTTGGGCCATTTAATTATTCCTTATCAGAAATTCCTCTTGAGCCGTAATCATAACCACGGGCCATATACCAGCAATCACTTCCTCTTTGAAGCTGTGCTTTTCTGTCATTTTGATCTGTTCCAAGAAGGCATGCTTGGAAACTTGTCATAATAGTCAGATGTTTAATTGCTTTTGTCATTTCACCCGAACTATTAATATGAAGAAAAAGAAGCACAGTATTTGCAACTATTGTTGCAAGAAGCAAAGTAATAATAACAGTAAATCCCCGTATTTCAAATTCTGCAATGCCTGGAATTTTTATTTTTATTATGTTTTTTCTTTGTGTTTGTTCTTCCCCAATATCAACACGTTGATCCATGTTAATCCCCTATTATAAATATTAAGGTGGTGGTAAAGTTCCTAATGCTGGATAAGCTACAGGAGGTAAGTCAATACTGTATCTTTCTCCAATGGAAAATCTTACATCATCGACTCGTGCAATTCCTGTCCCCTGATAACTACTTCCCATTTGTAATAACCCATCATTTGCATTTGGCAGTGTCAATCCAACAATGGGTTTTATATTAAGCCCTAATACTCCGTTTATCCTCATTTGTAAATATCTTTGTCCTTCTATGTATCCAACTTGCATAATTGTGTGGTACCACTCACTTACAGGCATTTGAATGCTTAACCCACCAAATCCTTGAACTTCTATTGTTCTATAAGGAGTTCCTGCTGCTGGGTTTGTATTCAAATGCAAAATAATTCTTGTATCAGCATTCGTTCCTCCACGTATCCATGCAACTACAAAAGCACCAGCACCATCTTGGCCACTAGGAATAAAAGTTTGAAATTCCAAAGTGTATGGACTATTAACATTTGGAGGAAAGATATTGGAATTAATATCTTGCCACCACATTCTCATATTACCAGCACTGTTCACTTGCAAAGACCCAGTATTAACTACTGCACCATCCAATGTGGGAGGTAAATTATACGGGCCTATATCTGCGGCGCTATCTCCATCATACTCACACTGGAGTACAGTAACTCCAGAGGGAGAAAATAAGAAAGGATTAAAAAGCCCGCTAGCGTGATGCATTTTTTTTCCTTTATTTCTTAAATATTAAACACTCGTTCTCTTGTACTTAAGGTGGCAAGCAGCGTAAACTGCTAAGCCATTGGCTGCGTTCGTACAGTGGAAACTTATAGCATTTCCACGCACAAATGTTTTAGCAGCAGCATTGATTACTGCTGGAATGGCCGCAGTTCCAGTCCATGTTTCCGTAGCATCGATTGTTGGTTTCGTAGTAAAGATGCTAACTCCTGCAATTCTTACATCGAATTCGAGAGTATTCGCGGCGGCCGCAGTTTTTACTTCAAAGTCTGCGGATTCAATAGTTCCCCCGAATCGCGCAATATACTTCCAGAATTCCTTAACTGCAATTACTTCGTCATACCGCGTAAGAGGATAAAGCCCCTCTTGCATAATTGCAATTGTATTTAATCTACTTTTGATTGCACGAATTTCTGCTGCACCACGCAATGCCCATTTATCATCAGTAGGATTTGCATTGTCATCAATATTTACGACATAATCTGGCATGTCAGTCTCCTAGCTCTAGGCTATTGCCGCGCGAATGTTGTTACCAGCAAGAACAATAAATTCATCTTGCTCGTCTCTTTCAGCATCTTTGCTTTCTTCGTTCTTGCCAGTTATCTTGAATACTTGCTTCCTTACTCTTGCGGCGATAAGAGATTGGTAGTTATCCGCAATCCAGCTTATTCCTGCCGTAAGAGTAGTAATATTTGCTGGAAGAGTTGGATCAGCATAGAATCCAAGATAAACAGTGGTTAAAGCTGTGGAAGGTTTGAGAATGATGGTATCTCCAGCACGATAGAAGATATCTTGGAGATCACTACCATACCCATCAAATAATCTGTCTGGGCTTCTTTCTGAAAAGTCCCCAGAATCTACAGCCGTAGAATCATTGCCAGAGATTGGCCAATGAGTTTTACGAATATAGCAAAGTTGCCTCGGCTTTCGAGGGAAGGAAACGGCGTCAGTTAGGTCAATTTTATATACATTAGTAGCAATATCTTCCGCACTTTGAGCCGGAAGGGTATATTTTTTCTCGATGAAGTCCCGTTTCCAGTTATCTTTACGATGATAATAAGTTAGCGCCCGAGATATGCGACGATTGATTTCATCTTGCATATCTGGGCGCTTAGTATCATCTAAGATATACTGGTTAATAGTATCGTATGGCTCGGCCATGTCTATTTTCCCAGTTTGTTAACTTGTTACTTACCGCCTACGCCTGCCTTGATTGCTGCAATTCTTTCCGCTGCACTTTGCGGTTTATCTTGTGCTTTAAACATTTCGTGCTGAATTGCAGGATCAAGAGTACTTGCATTGGGGTCAGTAGGAAGCCCAGCACCAGCTTCGACAGCGCCAACTTCCTGAGATACTTTTACTGCCCCCAACTTGTTAAGTGCCGCGTCCGTCGCTGCAATTTCTGCTTCGCTGCGTGCATTTTGCTCTACTTTCGGTACAACTTCAGTTGCGATGGTATCTTGGGTAAAGATGTTTGGATTCAGCCCCAAGATCTCATCAAGTTCTTTTTGTTCCTGTTCGTTTGAAGTTACATACCTGCCGTGCGCAAAGATACAATCATGACCATCTTTGAACACGAACCGCGAGAAAGCTACTTTTGCGAAATACGTCTTTTCCATTTTGGGCTCCAAAAGTTTGGGTAAAAAAATGCCAAGGAGAAATAGGAGTTATTAGCTCCTATCTCCCTTGGTAATCGACGGCGAAGCAATTAACCCGCAGCAGCGGCGGTGAAGCTGTACAGAATTGCGAATGCTTGGGGATTCTTAACCAAGGTAGTAAGTTCCGTGGTAAGAGTTCCACCAATAGCATCCAATCCATCTTCACCCAGAATATCTTGAGCTTTGGTTTTGCGATTGCCAAGATACGCAAGGTTGAAGGAAGGAAGATCCACAACCACCGCCATTTTCGCAAATACGGAAGTTCTGCCGTACGCGTTGAACAGCGGGTGTTCGATCATAACTACTGAACCACGGGTAAGTTTGAAGCGCGAGAATTGCAGCCCGTAGGAAGTAGTTCCTTCTTGGATGTTGTAGGTTGCGTTCAGTCGGAAGATGTTATTAAGAACGCGGCGGGAAGCACCACCCACAAACATCGTACGCTCGTTACCAACCATTTGATCGGTGCGAACATCAAACACCGGATCAATCGCAGTTTCAAGCTGCATAAAGTTGGTAGTTGCACCAAGCGTAGTAATATTAGTGGGAGCACGTTGCGTAATAATGGACAGAATTCCGTCCATCGTGTGGAACAGTTGGTTATTCTTCATGCCAAGGTATTTTTGACTCCAGAAAATACCTTTTTCGATGTCAGCAGCATGAAGCGCAGCGCAGTCCATCTTGTTTTCTGCAACGTTACCTTCCCCAGCAATCATCTTCGTTTGAGCAGCAGTACCACTTACTGCCCATGTATTACGGAAGATGTGCGTGAAGTTGGTTTCGAGGACAGTATTGATGGAAACTGCCAGCGGACGCGTAGAAGCTTCTTCATGCGCACTGCCAATTTGAATCAGCAGAGTAGCATTGTTGATTTGCGCCGCAGCAGTGTTACCAACACCGCGTTGAACTTGCAACTGTGTCGCGCCCAGAACTGCAAGAACCAACAGGCGTTCAACTGCCGTGGTTCCTTCTGGCATAAGCAACATACCAGGAACAATGTTTGTGGTACTTTCCACAGAGATAACATTGTCACCGGCAGCAGCTTGCGCGGAGAGTTTAACGGACGGGAAGATCATTGACTTACTGAAATAGCCATGTTGGAATTGCAAGGCAGTTTCAGTTTTCATCATGCTGGTAAGAGCGAATAGTGGAGCATCGCCCATCGGCATGAAGCGTGCAATCATCCCGCTAAAACTACGTGCTACTTGTTCTTTCGTTAGCACGTTACTACCAATGGTTCCAGTGCTCATTCCTGTTTCTCCAAAAAGTTAGTAAGAAGAACCAAAAAACAGTTACAACAAGAGCGAGTGTGCTAACTACTCGAATTACGCGAAAGAAGCAGCAGCGATAGTTCCCGTTGCAATAGCAGTTACGTGGATCACCGGAGTAAGCGTGATCGACTTCAGGCCAGTTTCATCAGCATCAACGTCAAAAGTAATCTTGCCGTTGTTGTAATCAACTTCTTTGACGAAACCAGCATTGCCAGTCAGCGCGCTTCCGTACGCAGCCATTCCAGGAGTTACTTTCTTGGCTTGCTCCTTGTTTTCCAGAGTAAGAACACCAAGAGCCCCAGGAGACTGCATATCACCAACTGCCAGAAGTGTTGGCGTGGAGTTGATAATACGGAAGATAACTTCAGTGACTGTGTTAGTTGCAAGTGCAACAAACCCGCCAGCAGCACCTTCCAAATCCTTCATGAAGATACCACCTTCTGTTGGCTCCGTAAGAGTCATGGTGCCACCAGCATTGCGAGCGTAGAATCTGCGCAGGAAAGTAAACAGCGGTTCCGGCGAAGATTCCAAATAATCCGCAAGCAGAGGTTCTACTGCGGGCTGGTTAAGATGATACAGTTCGGAACCTTGCGGAGTAAGCTTGTTGAGATTCCCACGCATTGCAATAAGAATATCATTAGCTTTCGGCAAGTTAATAAGGTGAGCAGCCGTATCCGAAACTGCGGCAATATCACCTTTTGCCAAATCTTCCGCAGTAACAGTTACGTTACCGTTAGCAACAACATACTTCTTGATAGGCCCCCAGAGTTGGTTCAGCACATCACCAACACTTGCCGGAGTTACGATTGCGCCTTTGCGAATTAGCGAACTTCCAAGCATTGTTGTCTCCAAAGAGAATTAAAAAAAAAGAAACTATTTGATCCCAAA